GATTTGGTTGCGAAAGGTGAAGATGATAAGATAAAGATTATCAAACAGAACGACGCTAATATTATTACAGCAGGTGAGATTAAATTAGAAGCAATTAAAATCCAATATGGTGCTGAAAGTAAGGAGTTTAAGGCACAACAAGAGGTTATATACACTGCCAAACAAAAAGCAATACAAGACGAGATTAACGCAATTGGATTAAAGAAAGAACAAACCGAAGCGGACAAACAAAGATTAATTGATTTAGGTAATGAAAATCTTAAATTGACTAATACTATATTGGCTGGTAAGAAGGCGGAGACAGACGCAGAAAAGAAGAAACAAGAAGACCAAATAGCACTTGACGCAGCAAAATTAGAATATGAATTAGGACAAACAGAAACATCATACGAGAGAAAGGTTGAGATATTACAGAAAGAACAAGATTTACTCAAAGAAGATTATGATAAGAAGATAGCGTTGGCGGGAGACGACGCAGTTAAGAAAGGTAATATTGAATTAGAATATACAAAGAAGAAAGGTGAGTTAGGTAAGAAGAGAGAAGATATAGACAATAAGGAATATGAGAATAGAATAAAGATAGCACAAGGGACAGCGAATATGTTAAGTGCGTTGAGTGACCTTGTAGGTAAAGACACATTAGCAGGTAAGGCGTTAGGTATATCAGCTGCGTTGATTAACACCTATGTCGGTGCGAGTGAGGCAATAAAACAAAAATCTACTCTACCATCACCATTTGATGTTATTGCGAAGGTAGTGAATGTAGCAACAGTTATTGCGACAGGTCTTAAAACGGTTCAAGCAATTACAGCGGTTACAGTTCCTGACGCAAATGTGCCAGAGGTTAGAATTAGAAAGGCGATGGGTGGTGTATTACAAGGACCAACACACGCAATGGGTGGTATAGCAACTCCATTTGGTGAATTAGAAGGTGGTGAGATGGTTGTGAATAGAGCGTCTACTATGATGTATAGACCACAATTAGAAACAATAAACGCGTTAGGTGGTGGAGCAAGGGACTACAACTATTCAGGATTTAATGGTAATATTAATAATAATAGTCAACCACCAATATTTAAGACATATGTTGTAGCAAGTGAAATGTCGTCTCAACAAGAGACAGACAGAGTAATATTACAAAGGTCTAAAATCTAAATAAAACAATATATATAAGTATGAAAATAGTAGAATTATTTATAGACGATGAAGAAGAAATGGCAGGTGGAGACGCCATAGCAATGGTATCAAGACCAGCACACGAGAGTGATTTTGTCGCTTTTAATAAGGACGATGAAGAAATACCAAAAGAAATTATCTTAACAGATGAGGAACAAGATTTAGTATTAGAACAATTTAGTAAGATGGGTGAAGACCACCAATCATTTATGACGAAGGGTTACTATATCAAATCAGTTGAACCAATAGATATATCACCAAACTTTATAAAGGAAAAGTTCGCAGCAACAGACATTAACGCAAGACCTATCACAGATGTATTAAACGATAAATCTGTAATGGACTATGAAGATGGAACAGGAAAGTATAAGGTAAGATTTAGATACGCAGTAAGACCAGGTCGTCCCGCAATCATACAAACAACTCGTAAGTTTTGTAAGGAGATGATTAACGCAAACAAAACCTATCGTCTTGAAGATATAAACAAAATCCTAAATGGTTTCCAACAATACGGACAATCAAGTTGGGGTAATAGTTTCTTCCGCTTTGGGGGTCCAAATTGTAACCACATCTTTGTAAAGATAGTTTATCAACAAGTGTTTGATAAGAAAGGTGTTCCAACAGGTAAGTATAAGACCATCAGCGAACAGGACAGAGGAGACGCAGCGAACATCGCAGGTTCTAATCTAAATCAAAAGACGATGGATAATCCATCACCTCAAACGATTAGACGAGCAGGACAAGGTATGTTTAGTGCGGAGGATATACAAAAGTTTAATGAAGAATTAAAAAAACAATATTTAATGGCGGGTGCTGTTCTTATACCCGACAAGTTAATTTACAGAGTAGACCCTCATACAAGAGAGGAATATTATGTATTTTTTTCTAAAGAAAGTGTAAAGAAAATAGCGTTCAAGTATATGAGAGACAAGAACACATCTAACACTAATATAGAACATAACCCCAATCAAGCAATAGATAATGTATCTCTTGTTGAAAGTTGGATAGTAGACGACCCTAACAACGATAAATCAAATCAATATGGATTTAGTTGTGAGCCAGGAACTTGGTTTGGGGTAGTAGATTGTAGTAAGAACCAAAAGTTCTATAATGATTTTGTTGAGAATGGTAAAGTTCAAGGTTTCTCGTTAGAAGGATACTTTGAGAGTAAATTAACAAAGTTTTACGAAAGTCATAAAAAACACTCCAATATAGATATAGATACATATATATTAACAGAGATTGAAAATCTATTAAACAAAGAAGATTAATATGACCCCTACACAAAAATTACAACAGATTAAGAATTGGATATTCAGTTGGAGTAGTCAACACTCTTTTACGAGAATGACGGACGACAAAGGAAAACAATTTGAGGTAGATGGTGATTTATCACTTGGTAAAGAATTATACTCAATTACCGAAGAAGGAATGATTGAACCAGCGAAAGATGGTGAATATTCTATTCAAGGTAAAGTTCTAAAAGTTACAAAAGGCGTAATTGCTAATGTAATAGGTAATAGAGTAGTTACTGAAAAACAAATAAACGAAGAAACAAAAAAAGAAACTATGGCAGAAAATGTTAAAATGGTAAGCGACGCACTCGTTGATGGAACAGAAATTAGTATATCAGGCGACGCTGTCGCTGTTGGTGCTGAATTGCGTATCGTTAAAGATGGTGAAATGTTATTACCAGCAGCAGGCGAACATCAATTAAAGTCAGGTTCAGTTGTTGTTGTTGATGAAAGTGGTAAAATTACAGAGATTAAACCAGTTGAAAAGAACGCAGTTGAGGTTGAAATTAGTGGTGAAGAAGACGACGCAACCGAAGGTAGCGTAGGTGATATGGCTTCCGTTAAAGATGTTATTAAGGATACAGGTGTTGTTAATATTGAAACAATACACGGTATGATGAAACAGATGATGGAAGAAATGGCTGAATTAAAAAAGAAGGTAATGTCGGTTACTGATAAACAAGAAACTATGAAAGAAGAGTTTAGCAAGTTTAAGAAAGAACCAGCAGCAGAACCATTAAAAAGAAACTCTAAACCAGTTGAATATCAATTTGGTTCAGGTGATAATCCCCGCGTCCAAATGTTGGAAGCGTTAAGAGGGCACATAAAAAATAAATAAAAAAATAAAAAAAAGAAAATGAGTAACTTAAAAAAATACGACTTTAATTTCAATTTGTCTGGTCTACAAGATTATACAGAACAAAAAACAAACACTTTAATTAGTGAAACAATTTTAACAGGCGACTTTGCTTCGTTAATCACAGTTGTTCCAAATGTAAAAGGAACACAAGAATTAAACATCTTATCATCTACATTACATCAATTAGATGGTGGTTGCGGTTGGGACCCTGCTAATAGCGGACAAACAACTACATACACACAAAAATCTATTACATCAGTAAAGAAACAATATCAAGAAGAACTTTGCGTAGATGATTTAGAAGGATACTGGTATCAAACTTTGTTGAAGCCAGGTCAATATTATGATAGCCCTAACGATATTCCATTTGCTGAATATCTTGTAAATTACAAGGTTCAACAAGTTAAGGAAGCGGTAGAGTTAATGACCTTTCAAGCAACAACAGGTGGAACAGGTTTCGCAGGTTTTATCCAATTAACAGGAACAGGATACACAGGAGATAATGTTACTTATGTAGCAGCAGCTTCAGGTGTAACCGCAGCAAACATCGGTGATAGTATTGACTTGATGTTAGCAGCAGGTGAAGATTATTTGTTAGCAGCACAAGATGGTATGATTTGTATGTCTTGGGCAAACTTTACAAAATACACGCAATGGTTAAGAAATAAAAACTATTTCTACTATGACGCAGGAAACGGTCAAACTCCAATACTCCATCCGGGAACGCTATTTCAAATAGTTCCTGTTAGGGGGCTAAATGGTTCTAACAGAATATTCATCTCAAAGAAAAACAATTTCTTTATGGGAACAGATTTAGTAAGCGACTACGGTCAATTCAAAATGTGGTATAGTTTAGACAACCAACAAGTGAGAATGAAATGTCAGTTCCGTATTGGCGTTCAAACAGGTGTAGACCAAATCATTTCAAACGGTTTAGCGTAAATATAATTTTAATTGGAGTGGTGTAATATCCACTCCATTTAATAAAACAAATAAATAGAAAAAATAAAAATATAAAAATATGAGTTGTAGTGTAAGTTCAGCGTATGGTTTAGGTTGTAAAGGTGGTGTTGGTGGTATCCAAACCCTTTATATCTTTTCAGCGCCAATCACAGGAATTACTTACTCTGGTGCGTCAACAGATACACAAATCATTACCGACATTGCTGGTAGTGGTAATTTGGTAGAGTTTGATTTATACAGAGGTGGTAGCAATTTTACAGAAAATATGGCTGCTGACCCAGCGTCAGGCACCGTAGTATATACTCAAACAATCACAGCGTTGTTTAGAGATTATACAGCACAATTAAGAAACCAATTCTCTCTTTTAGCGAAGAGTGGAACTATTCAAGCAATAGTAAGAACAAACAGAAACGAGTTTGTTTTATGTGGTGCGGATTTTGGTGGTGGAGACGCAACCGC